CTTCAAAATCATAATCCGTAAAATTAGAATTAGATCTTAAATAATCTTTTATTGATGTTTTAATCTGGTCAAAATCCAGATTTGAAAAGTTTACTAATGGCATTTACCTAGTAGGTTGCAAGACGAACTGTAACTGTTGAGGTGGAACATCTATACCAACAATTCTATAAATGATAACAACATCAAATGAATTGTTATCAAAGTCTGGATTGGTTTGAACATCAATTAATCTCACTCTTGGTTCATAATTTGTAATAGAATTTCTTATTTCATCATTTATAATTGATGCAGAAATACCATCTATATTTTCAAATAAAGATCTAGTTACTCTAGATCCAAAATTTTCATTAAAAAATTTTTCTCCTGGTAGAGTAAATACAATATTACGAACTGAACGTGCAATTGCACTTTCATTTTTAAGGGCAATCAGGTCCGAATTCAGAGGGTTACTCTGAAATGTCATACTAATATCTTTGAATCCCTGACTTACCCTTTCTAGAGGCATCTTTGATTATAAATCTATCTTATTTATTCATTATTTTTGCGATTCATAAAGAGGTTCTGTTCCATATTCCCAGTCATCATAGTCATCATCATTGCGAATTTTTGAATGAATCTCATTTTGAAGCAAGAAATCGTGTTTTTTTGGAGTTAGATTGTCATTTGCAATCTCTCTTAGCATTTTTTGGTCCATTTTAGCTCCTGATTAGCGAAAATCAGAACTTTTTACGGGGTTGCTATCCCGAAAATGGGAAAAAATTATTTATTTTATGGTTTCCAATGATTATTTGGTTGCTCCCACCAAAAATGAAGGTCTTCTGTGTCGTCATCATAATACAAAGATACAAAATCACTCTTGAATTTGCTATGAATATTCTCACATAATGCTATAGTATGAACATTTGCCGTTGATATTGACTTAATTATGTCCATTATCCAGGTATAATTACCTCCACGAATCACTCCTGCTTCAATTAAAACAAATTTTTTCCACTTATTAGACCATTTTTTGAAATTTTCTTCAAATTCCACCTTATACTCATGTACATTTTCGTCAGGAAAGGGTACATTTACTGATTCTATATGAAAAATCTCTCCATTCATAGTCAATGAATGAGAGAGATGTTGTGTTACTATTGCAGAATAGTCAGGAGAGACCATTAAAAAACAAGTATCACTTGGATGAATGTTCAAGTTTGATACTTTAATTTTATAAATCATCTCCTGAATTAAAGATTTCTCTCTATCTTCTGAGATAAAGAGGAGTTTTTTCATTTACCTTGCCCGCGATACTTTTTCTTACGTCCATTACGAGATGTTGCACTCAATAGAGTCCTTGCAGAACGTCCTTGACGAGTCTTCTTCGGTGCTCCTGGTTCAAAAAGAGTCTTACTACTTCCACCTTTAGCCATAAATTTCCTCCATTTCTAAATCATTTGGATCAATGTCTTCTCCCGAGAAATAACGCTCTGAGAAGTCTTGTAAGATCTCACTACAGTCTTCTGCAGTGAGATTCATATGTATTTTACGCCCTTTATAAAGAATATTATAAAGTCTTTCCATCAGATAATACGAGTTTTCTCATGTCCTACTCGAATACGAGGATCGCACCAGATATCAAAGCCTTCTTCTTTTGCATCAAGACAGAATGAAACGTCTTCGCCACACATATCTTGAACTGCACCAGATTCAAAGACTTGCATCTTTGGAGCAAACCAAGGATATTCAAGATTCTCAAAAACTCCTTTCTTAATCAGAACCCATCCAAATCCTGTATAATCAACTGTAAATGGTTTGCGGCGCTTGGAGATTGATTCAACAGTTTCGTGATTCATTACTCCACCATTCTTGCGGAAATCATCTTCTTCCAACCAGTGCGCGACAGAAGTTGTGTGACCATCCTCAGTTGCATACCAACCTGCGACAATCTCACGCTCTTCTCCTTCCTCTGGGAGAGCAACATCACAGAGTTGCCAGAATTTGTTAGAGTCAAAAACAATATCACTATCAATCCATAGTTGATAATCATATTGTAGTTTTCCATCCCAAGGAAGTTGTTTTGGTCCGCGAAGAACATTTGCTCCCAAACACTTACAACGGGCGAAATTCACCATCGATGAATAGTCTTGAGAAATCTGAATACTCATTCCATTCTGTACGAGATCAAAACAAAGTTGTACAAATGCTTTGAGAAAAATAAATGAACAACCTCTTCCAGGTAAACAAAAAACAATTGACTTTCCTTTCATTCGTTCTTTGATTGCATCATAGTCCCATTCTTGAGTTGATTGGGAACTGAGTGGTGCCTTTGCTTTTACTGTAAATCCTTTTGCCATAAGTTAAATTAACCTTCAGATCAATTTTATCGTCCTATTTAGTCTTTGTCAAATTTCGTTAATATGAAGAGTTTAATACTACTGCTTTATTTGTAAAAACTTCCTCATACTCTAAATCTGTTACTGAAATATTCGCACCTAACAAATCAACCATTCTGTGTAACATCTCCCAGGTCTCAGAAAATTTTTCCTCTGATAAACTGTGATAGATACACTCACCCTTTGCATAGATGTGATATATTTTTTCTGTTTTTTCCATAAAATTTTTTTCGGAAATTTTTTATTTCGTCATTGCATTATATATCAATACTATCAGAAATCCAAGCGGCACGCCAAAGATTCTCAGCATTTTCTTCGGATAGCGTATCAACCACCCCGCAAAGACAACTTTCCAGAATCCCCAGTGGGGACCCCTATTCCAATATGGGCGCTTTTTCATTATTTCTTTTTTCCGCCTTTCTTCAGAGTTCTCTTATCGGGGCGCGAATACCCACCTTTATGAATCCATTTGACACCCATTTTTTACCTCCGGAAAATTTTATGAGATTGATAATTAGCTCTCGATTTGTCACCTCTGTAGGTTAGGGACTTATCGATTTTTATAAACGGCAACGCCCGCTATAAACAATCAACAATAAAAACAAATAACTGCTAACACGAATAACAAACTGCTGACGAATAAGTATTTTATTCGTCATTCTTTATACTAACTGCCACTACATTGTGCTACTTTATACACAACAAACACCATAAAATATACGAAAATGCTCACGAACGATATAAAGAACTGTGCTATTGTATTATAATAGATCAAAGATCATACAGTTCTTTATATCAACGAACACTGTAATACTATAAAACACACGAAAGATATAAACAATCTGCCCCTACTTGCGTGTGTTATATGATTTTAATGGTGCTATGTAATAAGAATCACCAAGGAATAGAGAGATCTTCTACATAACTCTCAACCTTTTCATTAGATTCAAGTTGAAAGAGTTTATTCCAATCTAACTGATGAGGATTAAAATCACTCATCACTTCCAATTCTAACGTGATACGATAACGCTGCTTTTGTGCCGACAGATAAGAATTCATAGTAGTACGTAGAGAGATTAGAACGAACTGCTGCTATTCTAACACTTATGACCTGACCTGTCAACAACACGCATCACGAAGATTTGCACTATAAAACTACCCCTTCATATAAAGAATTTATCAAGGAGTAAACTAAAACTATTATAAACGAATGAATGATAACTGTCAACAACTGTTTCGGTCGGTCTATAAAGATCTGAACGAAACTTATCTAATCACGAATGAATTTCAAGTTGCATTCTATAAAGTTTTATTAGAGAAGAATCTATACGAAACTTATCTAATCACGAATGAATTGACATTCTTATTCAGTTGTGATATGATATTATGAATTGGCATACGAAACTTATCTAATCACGAATGAATTTCGAATTAGATTGTATAAGTTAATGCTGATTCAGAAATGCTACGAAAAGCATCTAATCACGAATGAGTTTGATATTGTTCATCGGGCATTCGGCACATCGGGAAATCTTATGTTAAACCCTGTTCGCCTGATAATATAAGCGTTTTCAGTTGTGTTTTGACTGTTTTCTTCTGTCAGATTGTTACCTTATGACCCCGTAGGATAAGTTCAAGAGCTGCTCTGTGAATCAAATAGTCGTTTTATTTATACAAGTTATTTTGAGTTTTATGAATTGATGTTATAAAACTCTCACAATACTCTGATTTGGGAGTATTGCGTCTATCAGTGCTGTGTGATATGATAGACGTGCTGTGGGGGCATTTAGAGGGGTCTGAGAGAGTCTATAAGTATCACCCGATATGTGGGATTTCAGTATTGGGATTCTCAGTGCTTAAGATATAATATTAACGTTATATTGTTTTATAACGCTGTGGCGGTTTTTGGAGTGTCTGGGGGTGCTTGACAAACGGGCGGAAGTGTGATAGAGTGCGGGCCAAGATCACAAGACCCAGAGACATTTATAAGCACATTTACAAGACCCAGAGACATTTATAAGCACATTTACAAGACCCAGAGACATTTATAAGCACATTTACAAGACCCAGAGACATTTATAAGGTCATAAATGAATGACTCAGAGACATTTATAAGCACATTTACAAGACCAAATAAGACTTATAAACACCTTATTGAACATCAAATTGTCATCGAATCAAAACATTCATATATGTTTTTTAATACCTTTTTTAATATAACGAAATCATTATATTCACATAAACTCCATCATATAATAATCAACAGTCACTTCTAATTGTGCTGCTTTTTGTTCCATTTCCATTGCATATTCATCAGCAAACCTTTCATCTTCGTGCTGACAGAAAAGATCAAGAGTTGAATCGTTCATTTGATTTTGTAAATTGCTTGGAGAATAATTAACAGTTCATTACCATCTATTGCATTATTCAATAGATGAATCATTTCCTTTCTTTTCATTCACTCATCACCTTATCGAATAGTGAATCATAAGCATCTTCATTTAACCATTCTGGAATCTCACAACCTTGATGAAATTCAATCAATGCTTGTAGAACTTCAACTTCATCAGGAGTGAACTTGTAAGTAATTTCTTTCATTTAGAGAACAGTTGTTGAACTTGATCGAAGTCTTTACATTGTGCTGCTTTAATTGCTTTTGTCATTGAATAGATGACATAACCACATTGATGATTTGCATCACATACTGCATAAGCAGGTTGTTGAGTTTCAATGTCGAAAACAGTTTTAATCAGCATTTTGTTTGTTTGGGTGAAATTAAAGAGAGGAAACAGACTCTACAATCTTATCAGCATCCTGTTCATCATAATAAGCATACAACTGATTCAGTATTTCCTCTTCACTTGCAGTAGACATATTTTCTACAATCGTTTCATACACAAAGTTCTCAAGCATCTTTTCATCCATACTATCAACAAGTGCCGTAGCATAGATTTCAACAATCTTATCCAGTTGTGGGTTAGTGAGAGTCATTGTTGTTTGTTTGTTGTGGATTTAAGAATCAGACTTGAGAAAGTGCATCTTTCTTCTGTCGGGGATTCTGAACTTGCTTTACCCAGGAAGACTTTTTGTAAGTCTTTGCTTGTGAAGGAAGTTTAGTCTTGTTATTCTGAACCTCATTGATAAGTTCAATGAATTGAATAAAGAATTGGCGCTCCATCCGTTGAGCAGTGGTCATTCCCTCATCCTCTGAACTCCGTTCAGTCTACCACGCCTGAGAGGGGTTTGGGGAATGTTATGGACAGTGCTACAAGTGGCACAAGGGGTATGCGACTCAACGTGGGACACATATTACTTACATTCATCAGGATTCAATTTACAAATCATTTCAGCACGTTGTTCTTGATATTCATTGACAGTTGCATATGCACTCATTCCAATATGAACTGAAATGAAAAGAATAAAAAGAGCAAGAAATCGCATTGTAGAAAAAATCAGAGTTGGTGGATAACTTTCATCATTGCACTTACCTCATCTTTTGTATTCCATCCAATTACATCTTCCGTCATATGACCATTCGGGCGATAGATTGCTACTTCATATGTACCTTCTGGAATTACACCATATAATCCACTTCCATAAAGTCCAGAAACAACAGAAATACTCCATCCATTGCTGAACTTATACTTTCCTTGAATTGCACCAGGAATATGATGCGGGATGAATTGAAGTTGATCGAACATTGTTTGTGTTGATAAAGGAAATAAAGAACTCAACCCAGGCGCTTGGCACAAATAGGACCAATTCCCATCTGAACAGAAAGAGGATCACTCAACGTGCGAGCACAAATCGAACAAGACCCAGTTTCGTGCCCATAAATCTTTGCAAGTTGCAGAAGATTATCATTGGCATCTTCCAGCAGATTCATAACATCTTCGGAAACATTACCAATCAGATCACCAGTTGCAGTAATCTTTGCAACATATTGATTGTTCTCATACACATAAACACAACCAATGTTTTGTCCTTTGTTCACCGTCGAAAGAGTAATACCAGGCAGTCGCACTTGAAACTTCGTTGCGCGATATGCACCAGCATCATACATCTTGTTCACCAGTTGCTTGTAAGGACCAAATACAACTGGAGTTTCAGAATCAATCAGATCCTGAGTGGCAAGATAGTGAATCCAGGACTGTTGCGGAACAGTCGGATTCTTCTTCGACAGAAGATCATCCACAAAAGTATTGAACTTTACGTTGTGGGACAGATAAGATTTCGCATCCGAGAGAGTATCAAACTTACTCTCGAAGTTGATTTCTTGACCCTTTTTGTTGACGGTGAAAGTAGTCATTTCTCATCCCTGAACTCCGTTCAGTCTACCACCTCAGAGGGGTCTGTGCTCTTTTAGTGTGCCACCAGTACAAGTGGCACAAGGACTTCACTTTACCTTCAGTTCTTCCATTATGATCTGCTTCGGTAAAAAGTTCCAGCAATAATAACTACTGCTAAATGTGATTTTATCATTATCCCTACCATCGGGACTATGAAATTTCATTCTCTTATCAAACATCAACAGTTGTAGATCCTTATTCTTGAACAACTGTTTTGGAGCACTATCATTCAACCAAGTATTGGTCATAATCAATGCAAATGGTTTCTCAAAGAATAATGCTCGCTCAAAGAACTTACGCTTATTTGTAAATGGTGGATTGGATACAATTACATCCCACTCAAAATCTGGAGTGTAAGTAAGAAAATCTTGTCCAGTTGAAATATGAGTAGAAATTACAAGATTTTGCTTTGAGATTTGTTTGACAAACTCACTCTCTTTAGTATCAAATGGACACCAGACAACTGCATCCTTAGGAATATATTTGAGAATTGGTGTAACACCATAATCTGGCGTGTAGCACTCATCATTATTCCCTGCGGAATACATTAGTTTTCCACTGTCTAATGTCATAAGATTTACCGATACAGTTCAGGTTGAGCAAGAGGACATCCCATACATCCTACCTCATTTTCCCACTTTTCGCAACCAATCTTAAATGCTTGATTGTTTGGTGGAGAAAATCGTAGGTTGGTATTCTTACATTTCACACACTGTTCTCGCTTGAATTGATTATGACTGTGTGAAAGTAGTTGAAAATCATCAATACTCTGATTGTTAACATCATTGATGTATTCGTACTTGGGATCATCTTTTCTACCCCAGCGATGATCTATTTCTTTGTCACTATCAACCAAAGGAACAATACAATCAACAGCAAAATTAGATCGGGTTTGTTGCCGAAGTTCTTCAACAATATCTTTGCGAATACGTTGATTAAATGCAGCAGATTGATTATATCCACTCAGTCGCATTTCAACAATGCGACGATTATTGACTCGATTGAACTCCCAATTATATTCAGATACTCCAAAGGCAATACCCCTTCGGACATTGCCATTATCACTCCAACTCAATCCTGCATTGCGAACATCATCAACACTCACCCAATCAGAATAACCATCGGCATCAGGTTGAAAGAGATTAACAACTTTTTGGAGATTGGGTCGCATTGTTTTAATCAGGAAATTGCGTGGGACAGGGCATATTTAACCAATTCTGTCCGATTATTCTTATACTCAAGAATCAATCGAATGACTTGGTTGGTATCTTCTTTGTCCACTTCATATTCATTTTCTGAATTTGCGATTTGTCGGAAGATATTTGCAATCTCAAAATCATTTGGAAACAGCAAATCTACATTCTCATCAATTTCAATAAAATCATCCACTGCCTCAGCAGTCAATCGCATTGGAATATCAGCAGAAAGTAGACCCAAAGTTGCAAGACGCTCAGCAGCACCAACAACCCACATCACTTTGCACTCGTTGACAGTCAGATTCATTTTCGTTCAGTTCAGAATAATACGGTAATCAATACTAAGAATACACCAACCTGTTGCACAGGTAATCTCTTCTATCAGATCATCTTCATCATCTGCCTCCCACACTTGACCAATGTATTCTTCAGCAAGTTTCTCTTCAGTTGCAATTTGATCGGACTCATCCCAACCATCCTCATTCAGAGAACAATCAAACCGAATATCAGTGATTTGGAATTGCATCATCAAACTCCGCAAAGTTGTTTGGTCACAGAACCAGTTGCTTGGCGATTCAGTGAAACACCAGCACCAACATTAGAACCAGCATAGGCACCAGCACCACTTGCGCCATTCATTTTCTTGGCGCGACCGAATCGCATTGCAGACAGTTTGTTATTCACTGCCTCTGCATCATCGTGAACTCGTTTCTCTTCCTTTTTCATTTCACTCAGTCGCAGAGCAACTTTATCAGCAAATGCCTTGCGGAAGTTAATCTTGAAACTGCGGGAAACAGTATCACCACGCAGAGAAGCAAGAATCTTTTCTGCTTTATGTGCAACTTCTGCTTCTTTCTCCATCACTTGCACAAGGTAATCATAATAGAGTCGCACTTGAATTTGTTGTGCCTCACTACCAATAATTTGCAGTGATTTTGTATCACCATTCTTCAGATATGCTTTTGCATCATAGAAGTTTGCAATCGCATTAAGAAGCAGAGTGAGTGCAGCATTAACTCGCTTGAAAGACAGAAACTCTTCATCAAGAACTTGAGTTTCAGTTGCCTCATTGATAGTGATACCATACTGCTTGCACAGTTTATCAATCATTGCGGCAGCAGCAGATGCTTCGCCATCAAATGTAGTATTCTCTTGCAGTTTCAGAATGGACTGAATCTTTGCAATAACTTGGGTGCGATCCATTGCGTTTGTCTGAACTCCGTTCAGTATAGCAGGTTTGAGGGGCGGTTTGGCGATATAGTGGACAGTGCTACAACTGGCACTGTCTTACACTGGACTCACCGATTTGTGCTGATAATGTCAGCAACAGTGTAGAGTGTGTTCGCAGTTGCAACTCTCACACCTGGAGAGAAAATAAATGCAACCGCAAAGATAAGAACAATAACCTTCATTGAATCAGGTTTCTTAAACGTGAGAGTTTTAGTTCTCATCAAGCATAAATGGCGCAGAGTTTCTTGAAGTTATAAGCACCATCATTTTCTTCTTTTGCTTCATAAACGATGACCTTTTCACCGTCAAGATCGCAACTCCAATTCAGCGCATCTTCTTTTGCATCATACAAATCATCAAACCATTCTGCATCAATAAGATCAAAAGATGCGGGACAGGTGATAAACATTGGAATCAAGAGTAAAAGAATAAAGTAGCAATGGGTGGAATCGAACCACCGACATAGAGGGTATGAATCTCTTGTTCTACCACTGAACTACATTGCCCCACAGAGGGGAGAATAAATCTCCCCCCAAATTAAACTCAGACTGCCGCCATATAACGTGCAATCTCATCATCATTCTCAGGACAATCAGCAATGCCCATATCCTCACAAACTTGCTCGCGGGTGAGTTCAGTTTGCTCAGGAACAATCACATTCAGAATATCCAGAATCTGAGTACCAGTAGCACCATTGCGGAGCATACCGAGCATCATATCCTTAGAGAAATCAACAGTCATTGTAGTTTGTGTTAGTTTGACGTTTGAGGCGGGGAGTGACTCCCTCCACCCTTCTAATATAGCAGGTTTTGGGGTCTGTGCTCTTTTAGTGTGCCACTAGAACAAGTGGCACATCTCATCATTGGTCTTGCTGAGATTCCAGTAGTTCTGGATAGTATTCCTGAACTTCACTGAGAAGTTCCTCATCACTATAACCAGAAAGATTTTCTTCCAGTTGATCTCCAACAATTCGCATCAAATCTTTGGTGCTCATATTATCAAGAACCAGATCAACATAATCAGAAATCAGTTGCTCTCGGTTAAAATCAGTCATTGTGCTTGTAGGATTAGGAAGTGAAATCATTAAAGGTCAAAAACAAGTATCAAACACATAACCATTGTCAGTGAAGACAAAATCAAGAGAATCGAAACTCTCTTCCCAGTCAATCACAAGAAAAGCAGGAAGATCCACACAATAACAGTCATTCACAAATTGTTC